GTTGCGTAGGCAACTCGATAGTAAGTACTATGAACAGATAAAAAATAGCATTACCAAACAATTTAATAACTTTGGTAATAGGATAAAAAGAGATGGACTAGGTGCGGCGCAATCTTCACTTGGTCTTGATTTGTGGAGCAAGGAATTGATAAAGGTCTTTGAATCGTTATATAAGGAAGCAGCGGTACTTTTTGGCAATAGTGTATATCGTGCATTGAAGATAGAAGCCAATCGCAAAGCGATGACTTTTGGATTCAATCGTGAATGGACTGATCAGATGATGGAGTTCTTGATGGCTCAAGGATTTGTTTTGGTTAGCGACATCACAAGCACAACAAAACGCAAGTTATTGTCAATAGTACAAAAAGGAATTGAGGAAGGATTGAGTGTTGATGAGATTGTACGAATTATAAAGAGTGATGAGCAAATTGCTTATGCTGCTTTTCGTGCAAGGCGCATTGTAAGAACGGAAGTGATGCGGTCAAGCAACATGGCATCTATGATGGGTGCTGATGCGCATGACTTTTATGTTGACAAGCAATGGATCAGCGCAAGAGACAATAGGACACGCCGTATTCCAAGAGATCAATTCGACCATGTAGAGTTAGATGGTAGAATTGTAAGATTTGATGAGACTTTCGATGAGAGTGGCAAAGATGGTGAGCCAGTTGCGGCAATGCAACCCGGTGACATCAATGCTCCTCCCGGATTTACTATAAACTGCCGATGCACCGTTGCATTTATTCCAAGAAGGGATCGCAATGGCAACTTGATACTAAAACCAAAACTTAACGAAGCAAGAATATTTTAATATGCCCATTTACGCTTGTTCAAACGGCAAATATAGGATCGGAGACGGTGAATGTATGTACACTAGCCGAGATAGTGCAGAGCGTGCCTATGCGGCTTATTTAGCCCAAGAAGATGAGAAATCACTTGAGCTTAAAGAGGAGACATATAATGACTACCCAGAGGCCGCAAGTAATAACGCAAAAAGGGCATTAAAATGGAAAGAGGAGAATGGTAGTACTTGTGGTACACCCGTGGGCTGGGCAAGAGCTAGGCAATTGTCATCAAAATCTGCCATTTCGAGAGATACGATCGCTCGCATGGCATCATTTAAAAGACATCAACAACACAAAGATGTCCCTTATGAAGAAGGCTGCGGCGGTTTGATGTGGGATGCTTGGGGCGGTGATGCTGGCATTAATTGGGCAATTCGTAAATTAGCACAAATAGACAATCAAAAGAGCATGATATATAATTACAAATCGTTTAACCTTGAGGTTAAAGATGTGGACACTAAGCAAGGCATTGTAAGCGGTTATTTTTCCGCTTTTGGCAATGTTGATAGTGATGGCGATATAATGATGCCCGGTGCATTCAAGCGCTCAATCCAAGATTGGGGGCCGGAAGGAAAAGGCAGAATTAAGCATCTATTAAATCACGATCCAAGTAAACCACTTGGTAAGATTCAAGTATTGAAAGAGGATGAATACGGACTTTACTATGAAAGTAAAGTTGGCACGCATACACTTGGAAAGGATTACATAAAAATGATTGAGAGTGGGCTTATTGCCGAGCATTCAATCGGATTCAAAACACTTCGTGAGCAAAAAGCCGAGAATGGCAACCAAATACATGAGGTGATGCTATTTGAAGGATCAAGCCTAACCGCTTGGGGTGCTAACGAAGCAACTCCATTGATTGGTATGAAAAATATGTACACAATAGAGCAATTGCAAGATCAAATTAAGTCTTTTGAGAAGTTCATACGCAATAGCGATGTAACCGATGAGACCATTGATCTTTGTATGTTAAAAGTAAAACAATTGGCCGAAATGGTAGAGAGAATGAGTAGCACAGAGGCAGTCGATGAGACACCTTTGCAGCAAAAAGAAGATTCTATCTCGGTTGATTCATTGATAAATATTATTAACAAATTCTAAAAAAAGAAAAATGAGCGATCTAAAATCATTTGAGTCAGCTTTGGAAGCTAAACTCGCTGAACAAAAAGCCGAAGTTGCTGCTGCAACTGAGAAGGCTGCTAAGATGTTCGAAAGCAAAGTTGAGGAGATCAACGAGCAAGTTGCTAAGAACAACAAAAATTTGATGGAAGCAAGAGAAGAAATTCTTTCTGCTAAAGCTGCTTTTGGTAAATTGTCTGCAAAAGAAGAGAAGAAAGTTGCACAATCTTACAACGAGCATATCTCTGAAATTAAGTCTGCAATCGGCGAAGCTATCGTAAAAGGTTACGATTCAATCAAAGAAGCTGCAAGAACAAACGGTAAAGGTTTCAATTTTGAACTTGATCTTAAAGCCGTAGGTGTTATGACTGAAGCAGTCAACTTGACTGGTTCTCCTTACACTTCTTACATCAATTCTCCAGCGTTGCGTTCTTTCGTTAACCCACACTTGAGAAGCGTATTCAACATCATCCCAGTTTCTACCGGTTCAGTATCTTTCCCTAAAGGAAACATCCCAGTTGGTGAAGGTTCTTTCGGTAAGCAAACTGAAGGTTCTGGAAAAGCGCAAATTGATTACGATGTAACCGTTGTAAACAAGGTGTTGCAATTCATCGCTGGTTATGTAAAGGTATCTCGCCAAATGGTTGATGATCTTCCTTTCTTGAATGCTTACTTGCAACAATCTTTGATCGAAGATTTCCAAAGAGCAGAAGATACATATTACTTGAACGATCTCGCTGCATCTGCAACTGCTGGTTCTTCTAGTGGTGCAAACACTGCCGAGAAGTTCGTAGATTATGTTGCTCAATTGGGAGCTTTGAACTGGAATGCAAACTTGATCTTGACTACACACCAAGGTTGGGCTAACGTAATGAAAACTTTGCCTACTAACGGTTCTTACTCTGTACCCGGTGGTATCACTATCGATCCTCAAGGTAACGTGAGAATCATGGGTATCCCAGTTATTCCTCATTCTTTGGTAACTGCATCTAAGGCTTATGTTCTCGATACAACTAAGTTTGCTATCGCTCAACAAAGCGGTCTTGCAGTAAGAAGCACAGAATTTGACCAAGATGACTTCGTGAAGAACTTGATCACTTTCCGTTGCGAAGCTCGTTGCGACTTGATGAGTTTCCAGCCTACTGCTTGCTTGTACGGTGCTATCTAATTTGCCCATACATAAAAACAAAAGGGAGGCCCGTAAGCCTCCTTTTTTTTACTTATGAATGCTTATATACTTACAACAGAGAATGAACTTGGAAGACTTGGTAGCGCAATGCGAGAAGTTTCCAAATTAGGATACGAACCAGTGCCATACTATGCTATTAAAGATGTAAATCCTAAGCATAGTTTTAATAAGAGCATGAAGCAAATCATGAGCGAACACGAAGGCATTTTGCCTATGTTTGAAGATGATGTGCTTATAAAAGAATATGCGCATTTTGAAAGCGCACTTAGCCAACTTCCAAGTGATTGGGAGCTTTGTTATTTAGGAGCAAATATAATTGGCGAGTATTCTAGATATAGTGACAATCTATTTAACGTAAATGGTTGTTGGACTACTCATGCCGTTTTATATAACAATCCGAAAAAATTATGCGAATCATACGATGATATATCAATTATGTTTGATGATTGGTTATTGAAAAATATACAATCTAGACATAAAAGTTTTATAATTTCGCCAATGATGGCTTGGCAAAAACCACATTACTCTACACTATGGGATCATGTTGCGGATTATACCAATATATTTGACGGATCAGCAAATAAACTTATATGAATATACTAGCCTCCATTCACTTATATCCACCCCGTCACAACTGCGGTGCTGAATATATGTTACACTGGATACTGAAGGATTTACAAGCAAAAGGGCATCAAATTAAGGTCTTATTGCATCAAGCCAATCATTATAAGATTAAAAATAATTATGTCTTTGATGGCATTGATGTTTTTCCTCCACAAGAGAATGTAATTGACTCACTGATGCGATGGAGTCATGTAGTTTTTACACATTTAGATTATACAAGATGGACAATTGGGGCGGCTCAATTATATAAAAAACCAGTCTTTCATCTTATTCATAATAGCCATTTATACCCAGAAATTGTAAACGCAAACGCCAATCAACACATTGTGTATAATTCTTTTTGGCTAAAACAAAAATTGAATTACGAATGGCCTAACTTTATACTAACGCCTCCCGTTGACTATCGCATTTATGACTTAGGCATTGACCCGTGGAAGAACGAATATATCACTCTTATTAACACCAACGAGAACAAAGGCGGAAAGATATTTGAAAAGATAGCCGAGGCAATGCCAAATAAGCGGTTTTTAGGCGTTTTAGGCAGCTATGATGAGCAAGTTAAGGGAAACCTTCAAAACATCAAATATGTGCCAAATACGAGCGAAATATTGCAGTATTATAGGCAAACAAGGATTTTGCTGATGCCTAGTGAGTACGAGAGCTGGGGAAGAACGGCAACCGAGGCAATGTGCAGTGGGATACCCGTTATTTGTAGTATGGCTGAAGGCTTAAAGGAGAATTGCGGTAGTGCTGGAATTTACATAAAAGATCGGAATGACATTAAAAGCTGGATTAACGCAATTAATAAGTTGGATGACAAAAAAGCCTACGAGGAAGCCTCAAGAAAAGCGAAAAGTCGATCCAGAGATCATGATCCGAGCAAAGCACTCGATGAGTTTGAAAAATGGGTCAGAGAAATGTATTTTAAATAATAGTAAAAATGGCGATATATATAAACGGGATAACTACAATAGCTGACGGAGTTGTAGAGCCAGTATCCCTACCGGATGCAAAAAGTTGGATGAAAATTGACTATGATTTTGAGGATGGATTGATAAAAGATTTGATAAGTGCATCTAGGGTACATTTGGAAAAGATAAGTGGCATTGCTCTTGTAAATAAACTATTGAAAGCAAATATCTCATTGACTGGCATTGCACCGCAAGTTTGGATCGTTGATCTGCCTTACGGGCCGCTTGTTTGTGTAGATAGCGTAACTAAAAAAACTGGAATCAACACATATAGTACATTGATCAAAAACGAGGATTACGAGATCATTGGAGGTAAATTGTGGTTATATACGCCCGGTACTTACAACGTGCAATATCAATGCGGTTATAGTGCGATTCCAGAGGATTTGGCAAATGATATACTAGCTTTGACATCATGGCAATTTGAGAATAGGGGTAAAAAGATGAATGCTGATAAAAGCTCACTTTTGAGCCAATATGCAAATTGGGATGGATTGAACTATCATCAATATAAAAAAGTAGTATTTTAATGCCAAGTGGGTTTAAATTAGAGGTAAATGATGCTAGATTCAATAGAATCTTAACCAAGTACAAGCAAACCGTTGATGAGGTGAGCGCTACTATGGATCGTGAGTTGGCCGCCACTGGTGAAGATATGGTAAGGAGTGCCAAGAATTTAGTATCTAGTCAAGGGGCTGTTGATACGGGTAGATTGCTAAACTCAATATCATTTAAGAAAGATCAGTTTTTGAGCTATCAATTCGTGGCTCAAACCGATTATGCTGCATATATTGAGTTTGGTACTGGAAATAGGTTCATAACACCAGAAAACAACGCATGGGCAAAATTGGCTGGGTTGTTTAGAGGTAGAGGCATAAAGCAAGTTAATTTACCTCCTAGGCCATATATGCGACCAAGCATTTTGGCTTATTGGCCGATATATCAAAAGAGAGTAAGAGAGTTTATAAGAAAATATAAGAACAAATAATGAAGGATTGCTCAAATAATGTGAGGACAATATATGTCAATGCCTTGAATGGTAACATTACTTACAATAGTAGGAATGTTCCCGTTTATGGGCAATCGCCATTTGTAACACCTCCAGAGCAATATGCGATCATTACCAACATAACCGAGGTTGCTGACAATACAAATAATTCATTTAGTAATATTGTAGAGGTAACAATTGAGGTATATAGTGAGCAAAATAAGAATAACAACATGGGGCAAGTTGATAATATTGCCAACCAAATTTTAAATATTTTGATCCCAGATACACAAGTCGATGGGTTTGATGATGCCGACTTTGAGGTTTTCCCAATGGCTAGGACATTGTCAACTTACTTACCTTTGTGGGAGGGAGATAATTATATAAGTAGAAAGATATTAACAATTCGTAATTTAGTAAACCAAAAATAAACAAACAATGGCACAAGTTCAAGGTTCTTTACAAAACATCGAGATTGATGTGGCTGGTGGCTCATCATATAAAAACCTCGTTTGTTTGCGTACTTCTTCCGTAAACTCTACGGTCGATTCTACCACCGATCAAACAAATTGCGGCGTTCTTACTGCGGTAGGCGAGCCTCAAATGAGTTTGGATTTCGATGCAATTTGCGAAACTGCTCCAAGCGTTTCTCAAGTTTCTTATAGCTCTTTGCTTTCAGCATTTGCGAATAAGACACTTGTAACCGTAAGAGTACAAAACCCAGTTGTGAGCGGTTCATCTGCTGGCGCTGCTTATTACCATCAATTTGCTGGTTATATCACATCTTTGACAATGAATCAAGCTACAACTGAATTTGTAAACTTTTCTGGAACAATCGCATCAACTGGAACAATTGATGTAACTGCATAATTATGAACTATACTACTATTACTATTAACGAAGAAACTATTGGACTAAAATTTGGGATGGCTTCTTTTAGGTATTTACAAGAAAAATTCCAAAACGATAAGAATTTAGATAGCTCTGTTCTTAATGAGATCACAATAAGTCACATTATTTATAGCGGTTATTTTAACAATTGTATCGTAAAAGAAGTTGATCCAAAATACAAATTCGCTGACATTGTTGAATGGGTAGAGCAAACTTTACTCAACGATCAAGAAGATAGCGAGATTGCGAAAGCAATCAAAGTTTGGTCAGAAAGTGATTTTATAAAAAAAGGCACTGATGATCAAACAAAAAAAAAGAACTCTCGTGGGAAGAAATAGAGGCCTTTGCATTTGGTGAGCTAAAAATTATACCTCGTGAGTTTTATGGCATCAGTCCAAGAGAATTATCATTGATGGTTAAAGGCCATGAAGATAAAAGGGTTGATGAATATAAACAAACGAGAATGTTAATGTTTACAATGGTGCGGTTGATGGGTGATCCAAAGACCGCTCCAAAAACACCAGAGGCACTTTGGCAACTACCCGGAGATGAGGTAGAAGTCAAAATTGATGAGGAGGAATATAGACAAATATTTAAAAGGTTAGGTAATGGCTAATGAAGATTTTATATTTCGGTTAGGTGCGGATATATCTAAATTTGAAAAATCAATTAGCCAAGTTGAAGCCGAATTAAATTCAGTAAAAGCTAATTTAAAAAACCTTACTGGGGATGCTTTAGCCAAAGCAAATGCCTATGTACAAGAATTACAGGGCAGCTTAACAAATTTAAGCAAGGTTGGATTCACCGGTGTTGCAAAAGGCGCACAACAAGGACAAAATGCTTTATTTGCTTTGGGTCAAGTTGCAAGGGATTTACCATTTGGTTTTATTGCAATTCAGAATAACTTACCTCTTCTTGTCGATCAATTTGTTGCATTAAAACAAACAACTGGCGGAGCTGGTAAAGCACTAGGAGCAATCTTAAACTCTATTGCTGGCCCAGCAGGACTTGCATTTGGCTTTGGTGTTCTTACTTCAGCCATTACTGGTTTAGTACAAGAATATGGGTCTTTAAGTAACGCTCTCGGTCAAATATTTGGTTTAGTTAGTAAAACTAAAATAGCAACCGAACAATATGAAAAGGCACAAATAGCTTCAACTGCTGCTGGAATTGCTGAAGCAAAAAGTATAGATAATTTAATTTCTGTACTAGAAAACTCAAAATCTTCTCAATCAAATAGGCTAGGAGCTTACGAAGGTTTAAAAAATGTAATGCCAGATGTGATTGAGGCATTAGATAAAGAAAAAACCATAAATGGTGATAACCTACAAACATTAAAACAATTAGCAGCTATCAAGAAAGAAAATATAATTCTTGATGGTACTAGACAAGCATTAATAAAGGCAATTGAAAAAGAAACAACTAATGCTCTTACTCAACTTGCCTCATTACAAAAACAAGATTTTTTAGGTGATATTCCTAAAGCATTAAAAGGAATACTTAAAGGTTATGCTCCTTTTTTAGCTATTCAATTAGAATCAATTGATCAAATAGAACAAAGTGGCGAGGCATTTCAATTTTTAAATAAAATATTAACTGATGTAGATTTAAAAATTGCCACAAATACTGGAATAATTAAAACACAAACAGAGGCTTTAAAAGCTCAACAAAAAGCTGCAGAAGAAGCAGCTAAAGCAAGAGCAAAGACAGAAGGAATAGCTGAAAAGGATAATGCAGATAGATTTAAGAAATTTATTGAAGGTTTAAAGAAACAAAGAGAAGAACAAAAAAAGTTAAGGGCAGAAACTTTTAGTGAATACGCCCAAGGTAAGCCTTTACAAGATGTTATTGATAATTTAAATAAACAAAAACAAGAAAGAAAAGAAATTCTTGAATTAGATAAAAAGATTAGAGGTTTTAGAGCTGATTTTCAAGAAAGTTTAAAGAATTTTAAAGGCCCAAAAATAGGTGAAGTAATTAAAAAAGAAGTACTTGATAGTTATAAAAATATACAAGAACAAACTTTAAAACTGGGAATTCAAGTAAAAGATACAGTTGAAAACTTAATTGCTGCTCCATTAAGTTATGTTTTTGACACTATTCTTGAACAAGGTAAATTTAGTTGGAAAGAATTTGGTAAAGTTGTATTGCAACAATTAGCGGCAATTCTTTCAAGAATTATTGCAACAAGTATTGCAATTGCGGCTGCTGATGCTATAACTAGAGGTGGGTATAGTGCAACTATGAAAGTATTGGATTCTGCAACTGGTGGCGGTGGAGTTGGTAGAGGTGCTGGAATTGGAATAAATAGATCACAAGCAGTAAATTTTGGTGGTGTAAATGCTGGCGGATTAGCAATGACTGGAGCGGTAAGTTTAAGTTTGAGAGGTTCTGATTTAGTAGGTGCTTTAAATAGAACAAACACTAATATAAATAGAATTGGCTAGAAGTGAAAAATATAGATTAGAGTTTAAGAATGCACAAGGCGATACTTGTACCGTTCAATTTTTATTTGAAGGATGGGCTGGGGCAGTAACATATTTGATTCCAGCAGCAAAGCCATTTACACTTTCAGAATATAATACATCTGAAGATTTATTTAAGCCTTATAGGCCACAACAAGCAACAATTAATATAATAGCAAGCGATTCATCGGTTACGATGGATAGCTTTCTTACAGATAATGACAATGACATAGAAGTTATATTTAGCTTCGGGTCATTTAGCCCATATTGGTATGGATTTATTTTACAAGATAATTTTCAAGAGACTTGGATAGGTACAAACCATGTGCTTACACTGACTGCAACAGAGGGAATTGGTCAGCTTGAAGATAAGCAGTTTAGCAACAATGGAGCGGAGGTTGTAGGTAAAATAACACCTTGGACCGCAATTGGATATTGCTTGCAAGAGTCTCCTCAAAACCTTGTACAATCAAGGGTTTACAATAGCTTGTATCATACATCAATGAATAGCACAAACACAGATATGTGTTTAGATCAGTGCTATTTTGATACAAGAACATTTGTACAAGAGCCTAAACAATATGATAGCAAATTAGAGGTGCTAAATAAGATTAATAGCTCTTTTAATCAGACCATGTTTCAATACAAAGGGCAATGGTACTTCTTGAGGCTAGAAGATCTTTATATACCCACTAATGAGAATTTAAGAGGATTTAGGAATCAAGTAGGAGGTGGTAGAGCGACTGCAAATAGAAGATATGATGCCAATGTTGGAGTAGGAGAAAATATGCAACAAATCACTCCAGAAATGTTGCGTTATATCAACAGACGTACAAAGCGTGACACAATTCAGAAAAACTATGAAATGTTTGCTGAATGTGTGCCTAATTCATCTTTTACAAGAGGTACATTAATAAGCTCAAACGCATCTTTAAAATTATATTCTTTAGATAATTGGAATTTTTATTACGGCACATTATTAGCACCAGTTGCAAATACTGGAACTTATAGAGTTAGTGAAGTATATATAGATACAATTTTAAGTGAAAGAAAAGCATTTTTTAGATTAAGAGATAATGAATATTCATGGATAGAATCTGAATATTGTTATGTAAAATTATTAGATACAATAAAATTAACTTTTGATGTAAGATATAAAGATTTCACACCATCGGCTAGTGAATTGCAAGATTATATAAACGATGGTGTTGCTAATTCTGGCGATAAAGATATAATTATCGGAGCTTTATTTCTTGAGACATCATCTGGTGATTATTGGTTAAATAAAGATGGTAAATGGGTTGCTGATAATGCTTCTCTTGATTATCCTACTGCGCAATTGAGAATAATTTATGATCCAGTGAAAGATATATATGCAACAGATTGGCAGACTATTTCTGTTACATCTGAACCAATACCTTACGCTGGAAAATTTAAAATGCAATTTTGGGGATTATTGAGAGACGGGTATGTAGATAACCAAATAGAGGTTAAGAATTTCTCTTGTGAAACAATACCCATATTTAATATAGATGACAGAAGGTCAAATATTACCGGACATGAAGTTTACTATGAAAAATCTGCAACCCTAAGAAACGAATATACCACTACAACTTATTTAGAAGATAATGTCAGCTATAATTTTAAGGGTAGCTTATTTGAGTCAGATCAATTAACTTTTACAAATGCAGAATGGTTTAGATATAGATATATTGATGAAAGATATCCGTTTTTGCAACAAGCATTGATTCCTATTTGGGAGCATAATAGGTATAATCGCAATAAGATAGATGTCAATTGTTTTGGCCTTAAATTCAATAACAATACAGACCCAATAGGTCTTATCAACACATTTATATTTGTTGATGATGACCCCAATAAGATATATTATGTCTTAAATATGCGTGAAATTGATTTTGATGCGGCAACTTGGTCTGCAACATTGATTGAGGTTTATGATAGCACAAAAGACCCCGGTACAAATGTTACAAAGAACTTTCAAGCTGATGTAACCACTGGGTCTTATAGCTCAACAAATTATGTCCCTTGGACAATTATTAGTGCAGCTGATTTTACACTTGGAGGCACTACAAACATAACTTATAATGCGGCATCTACAATAACCGTAAATATTGCGTGTAATGTATCTGGAGCTATCACAAGCTCAGGTACAAGCCCGGTTGAGTTTAAACTATACAAAAACGGATCAGCGATAAATACTGCACAAGTTTACATAAATAACAACCCAGAATATTTTAACGTAGATTTGAGTACAAATGGCGTATCATTAGCGAATGGTGACATATTGAGTGTTTGGATTGATACGAATATTTATTCACTTGATTTAACTGGTGGTAGTATAAGTTTTAGCTATACATCTAGCACCGCACAAACTTTTGATACTTATGTTGACAGATATTTAACAAATTAATATGGCGGATGCAATAAAATCTGAAGGTTTAGTCATAGCGGTCACCAATGCAAGTGGTAATGTTTACCCATTTGCTTGTACTAGAAATGCTACATTAAGTATTACTAGGGATTTTCTTGAACTTGCTCCAAGAACAAATGGAGTATTTCGTGAATATTTGC